ACAAGCGCATACATAAAGACCAAGCGCGCTATAGCATAGTATATTCGCCAGCCGTATTTTCTTCTTTTCGTTTTTCTCGAACCTCTTAATTGCTAGGTATCGAGTCGCATTGCATTTTCTGTCATATATAGTCATTTTATTTCCTCTAAGTGTAATTAATCCAATAAAGCCCACTGGTTAGAATGGGCTTGATGATTTAACTATTGCCCACCGTATACAATACCGCCTTGCTCGTAATCTAACTTGTAGAAAGTATCGCGGTCAAAATCCTTAAAGGCTTCCATCAATTCACGCGCCCACAAATCAAAGCAGCCTTTTGCAATTAATGAAGCTCGTTTAGAATGCAAAACATCTGACGGCTTGATGCTTGGGTATTCCATAGCGTTTAACATGAATTTGACGCAAAAGAATTTAGCAACTAAATTAGCCGCGTTTGCATATCTTGCAACGTCGCCATGGAAGTTTGCCCTGTGGTGTCTCTCAGCCTTGACCTCATCGTCAAGCATTTCTTGCCTATAGTCGCGCCAGTCTTTTTCACTTATTAAGTGCATACGGTTAAAGCCATCTTCGATTAGTTTTTTTATCTCTGAATTTTTCATTGTGTATATCTCCAAGTTAAGTTAAATAATTATTTCAATAAATGGTAAACCATTACAGGTACGCATAATCCTACTAAAACAGTTGTTACTAAATATAAAGCTATCATTGTCGTAACTCCTAATTGGTTGTTTGTGTTTATGGTTTCGCATTGTAAACGGGCAAAACTATCTTGCAATACCATTTGCGATAAGAGGGGATATAAATACGATAAGAGGGGAATATATGATATAATTGGTTAAAATATGATCAATTAATTCTTAGCAATATCAAACAAGTAGGAGTTAAAAACTAATGGCAAGACCTAAGGGTTCAATGAATAAGAACAGTAAATTTTTATTAAACAGATTGCAGGATATGTATGGCGAACAGTTCGACCCTGTAATGAAAATGGCACAACAAGCAGTTAAGCTAGATGAATTAGCTGAGAGCGAACCAAGCGTATCCAATCAAAAGGAATCTATCCAGGCATGGGGCAAGATTGCTGAGTTTGTCAGTCCAAAATTAAAGGCGGTGGAAATGACTGGCGATACTGGCATCACTCTTAACGTGACCCGCAAGCGATTCGATGGGTCTAATGGTTTGCACAACGATAATAATAATGAGGGTGAGGAATAGCACCCCCCTCCCGAAGGCGCGTCGTGTATGTATATATATGTACCACTCAAAAAAAAATTGGAGCTATATGAAAGTTACCCCTATCCGTCCCAACATAAAAGACCCTAAAACGCCCTCAGAAGGCTTTACAGGCGATTTAATTATGATTACTATAGAAGAGGGTCAGGTTGAGGTTGCAAGCTCTCTAATCGATGAAAAAACGCTATTCTATATTGACCTTTGTAAACATATTATAATGAGAGATACTTTGGACGGTTACGATGATTATGATTGAAAGTGATGAATACGTTAGCGACACTGAGTTAGAGTTGATTCAGAGTTTTGGTAATGCCTTAATCGACAAGGATGAAATGTTGATGAGAGAAATATTAGACATAGTGTATGATAAGATGTCTACAAACTTTGAGGATGAGTTAGATGAGTCACTTACATAAGTTAAGTAAAGAAACGAGAGATAGGCACTTCCCTGAAGCAAATGGTGGTAAGGGTAGTAAGCCTAGAACATCTACAGCTGAAACACGTAAGAAATATGAAGACAACTGGGATAAAATATTTGGTAAGAAAAAATGAGCCAAATACAATACGATCTATGCCCACAGGGACAAGTTCTCCAAGACTTCTCTGATTGTCGCGCACGTAACTCCTTTATCATGGGTCCGCTAGGTTCTGGTAAAACAGTCCAATGTATTTTAAAACTGTTAGACCTTATCTGTGAACAACAGCCTGTTACTGACCCTGAACACAAAAACTACAACAAGCGTTTATCTCGCGTCATTGCGGCTCGTAACACCTACTCTGAACTGTTCTCTACAACAATAAAAGACTGGCTAGAGATACACGGTGAGCTAGGTGACTTCAAACAAGGTAATAAAGAACCCCCTACACACTTTATGCGCTTCAACCTAGAAGATGGTACAGAGGTTGAGTGTGATGTCGTATTTATCGCCTTTGACCGACCTGAACACGTTAAAAAGGCAAGGGGTATCCAATGTACTTGGGTGTGGCTAAACGAGACGAAAGAGCACTCTAAAGCCGTTTTAGACATGTTAGACCTACGTCATGGTCGTTACCCCTCACCGAAGGAAGGAATCAAGCCTACGCATCATGGCATGCTAGGAGATTCTAATGCTCCTGATGAAGACCATTGGTATTTCAAACTAGCTGAAATTGAACGACCCAAAGATTGGTCATTTTTTAGGCAGGCAGGTGGAGTGTTTAAAGAAGGCGAAGAGTGGAAGATAAACCCTAACGCTGAAAACTTAAAAAACCTACCCGATGGCTACTATGAGCGTGGTCTGAATGGTAAGTCTAATGACTGGATAAAGGTAAATTTAGCCAATGAATATGGATTTGTATCGAACGGTAAGCCTGTGCATCCTATGTACACTGATAGCGTCCATTGCCAACACATGGATGACTTTGAACCATCCCTTGACTACCCTATCGTCTTAGGAATGGACTTTGGGCGTACACCTGCGTGTGCGTTTTTACAACGAACTGCCATAGGCAGATGGATATGTTTTGATGAAATGGTACTTACCGACTCTGGCGCTGTTGATTTTGCACCTACACTTAAACGATACATTGAAGAAAAGTACCCTGACCATGAGTTCAAAGGGTGGGGTGATCCTTCTGGCAACAATAAAAACCAAGCCAACTCGGATACACCATTCCAGATACTTCGTGCGGCAGGTGTTCCTTGTCAACCAACAGCCTCGAATGACCCATTGAAACGTAGAGCCGCCTTAGAAGTGCCTATGAAAGAAATGTGTATGGATGGACAGCCACGATTCGTTGTCCTACCTAAAGCCTCTATGATCCGTAAGGGTTTGCAAGGTGGATTCTGTTACCGTAGAGTACAGAAATCAGGGGAACACTACACTGATGAGCCTGATAAGAATGAATACTCTCACCCTGTAGAAGCCTTAGAGTACGCCCTACAAGGAGAAGGTGAAGGCAAGTCAGCACTGCGCGGCACTGGCAGATTTACTAAGCCAACACAAGCGAAGGTTAATTTCAGTGTCTTCTGAGGTGTATGTAGTGTTTAAAGATGACTCTTCCAATTGGTGGAGTCCATTCCTCAAAAAAGGAATTAGACACTGTTATGTGGTAAAACCATCAATAGATAGGCTAATTGTTTGCGGTAAGTCAACAAATGATTACGACTTGTTCACGATTGACGCAAAAAATGGTATAATCGACGATAATTATATTCTATTAGGTTATAAGCCCAAAAAGTGTAGACGCTTTTTATTCATGCTAAATACTTGTGTGGGGCATACGAAACAGATATTAGGAATAAATAAGCCTTTTATCTGGACACCATATCAACTGTACAAATACATGAGGAAGAACAATGGGCGGATCAGCACCTAAACCACCACCACCAACACCTGAAGAAATTGCACTAGAAAAGCGCACCCAACTTGGTTTGCGTAGAGAACGTGCTAAAACAGAGCGTATGCTGAAAGCACAAGCTCGCGGCAAGTTAGGCGTTAAGTCGTTACTAGGTGGTATTAAACCTGATACTGGCATGAAGCAAGAAGATGTAGTTCATAGTAAAGCTATATCTAGCGAAAAAAGAGATCTGAATAATATGAGCGCGTTTGACAAAATGATAGCCACAAGAACAGGTAGAAGTTTATGAAGATACCATCTGAACTTGGCACTATCCAAGACCTTAAAAAGCGCGAAGCTAACGCTTTTAAACGCGCTACACATTGGACTGATACCCTTGATGATGCGTATGAATACTTCTTGCCTAACAGAAACTTATTTGAAACTGTGGTGGCAGGGCAGAAAAAGATGGATAAAATCTTCGACTCTACTGCTCTTGAGGCTATCCAACAAGGTGCAAGTAAGCTACAAGAAAACGTAGCTCCTATCTGGTCGCGTTGGGCTACTTTTGAGCCATCACTGCGTGTACTTAAACTACTACAAACAGGGCAGTTTGATGTTTCAGAAGAAGACATTAGACGCAACCTTGAAGAGCAAGCAGAAGAAGTCTTTGACTACATTAACCGTTCTAACTTTGCTACTCAGTTCTATGAGCATGCCCTAGACCTTTTAATTGGTACAGGCACACTTCGTATTGATGAAGACGAAGATGATGATATGCCTATTGTCTTCAATGCTATCCCACAGAAAGGTATTGCGTTTGAGGAAGGTCCACAAGGAAATGTAGAGACACATTGGCGTAGATTTGAGGTCAAAGCAAAAGACCTGCCCCGCAAGTGGAAAGGATTCAAAGCATCTCCATCAATGGCTAAAGTAATCAAAGACAAGCCTGACACTATGGTCAAAGCCTATGAGGGT